TTCTCGGACCACGGGCGCCAGGCCTTGCCGTCGGGCGAGCGCTTGGTCTCGCTGATGCGCGTGCGCGCGGCGTCCTCTTGCTGCTGGCCGATCGCATCCATGAGCGAGAACAGATCCGCCTGCCGCGCAGCGTTCTTGACGTGCGTGGTCAGGCGCTGGAGCTCGTGGGTGCCGATCACGACCGAGGCCATCAGAGGACCCTCCCCGCGATGGTTCGATCCCAGATGCGTTCGGCGGCCTCGATCTCGGGCGCGCCCGGATCGTAGACGCCCTCGACAGGCTTCGGGCCGAGCGCGGCTTTGCCCGCGGACACGTCGCGCAGCCACATGATCGCAGCGTCGTAACCGCGCCGGCTGTCCTCGGTGGTGCGGTCGCGAGGGATGCGGATCAGCTGCACCGCGATGGAGATCACGGCGCGGCTGAGCGAGGCAGGCACCGGGTCGATCGGCAGAAAGTCTTGCAGGTAGCTCTCAGCGATCGACGAGCCCTCAAGGATCGCACCGTCGACAACGTCAGGATCGGCTTCGCCGTCCTTGTCGTCGTCGGCGATCACGCGCAGGGTCTTCTCCCCGATCGCGCGCTCGATCTCCGCTTTCGTCGTGTAGAGAGCCACGCTGCCTCACTTGCTGATCTTCAGCTCGATGTCTTCGTCGGCGACGAGCGTGCGCAGGTAGACCTCCCCGCGCGCGAGCATGCCGGAGGCGGTGAGGTTCACGCCTTGCGGAGTGATGCGCGTGCCTGCGCTGTAGAGGCCGGCGCTGCGCGGGTCTTTGGTGCGCGCGCGAAAGCTCTCGGCCTCTTTCAGAGCGTTGAAGCTCGGGCGTGGGCCGCCCCAGCTCTCACGGTCCTCCGGATCGATGAGCACGGGCGCGCCCTGAACGCTGGGCGGCGCGTTGTCATACTTGGCGGGCAGCTGCTCGACCTGCGCCTTGGTGACGGCGCTGGGCGCTTGCTGCTGCGGCGGCGCGCTGGCCGCCTGCGGATCCGCGGGCGGCTTGTCGCTGCCCTCGGCAGGGGCGCTCGACGCGGACGATTGCGCGAGCGGTTCGTTGGTCCTGTCCTTGAGGTTCGCCATGATCAGACCCCCGTGAGACGGTCGCCGATGACCCAGCGGACCGCGCCCTTGTAGACGTTGTCGGTGCCGCTCGAGACGGCGCGATCGAGGAGGCGACGCGCGTCACCTTGCAGCGAGCCGGGGACCACGAGCAGCGTGCCCTTGATCCCGATCTTGTCGCCGCGATCGTTCTTGCGTTCGGACATGGTGATCAGCGCGGTCTCGAGGTTGGCCTCGTTGAGCGCGGCCATGCTCTTGTAGGCGAGCTGCCAGAGGCCGGGCGCTGCGCCGCCGCGCGCCTTGATGCCCCAGACCAGCTCGTCGTGGAAGAACTCGTGCTGCTTGGTCCAGTCGGACGCGGGCTGCAGATAGGGCGCCTCGCGCATGCCGAAGATCATCGGCTTGGATCCGCGGCTCGTGTCGAACAGATACCAGGCGGGGTTGGCGCCGCTCTGAAAGTTGGACTGGTTGCCCTGGTCCGTCGGGTGCGATGCGGAGAAGTACGCAACGCCGTCGTAGCCGATGCCGTTGGCCTCGAGCGTCTTGGCGAGCTGCACACCCTTCCACTCGGCGGCAGCGATGCCCAGGTCGGTCACGCGACCCTTGTAGATCCCGACGTTGTCGTCGGCGATGTCGTCGACCAGCACGCTGATCGTCTTCTCGAACTTGGAGATCTTGAACTCGAACCGATCGTACGAAACGGTCTCGATGATGCGCGGGCCGATCCACTCGCGCATTTGCCCGATGAATCCGCGCACGGGGATCTCGAGCGTGCGCCCCTTCATGGGGATCGTCTCGGTGATCTCGTCGAGAAACCCGTCGTTCATGCTGCCTTCGTAGGCATCGAGAAACGCCGTCGTGATGTCGGTGTTGAGGTGGTCGATCTTGTGCTTAGCGATGGGCATGGCCTAGCCTCACTTGTCGAAGTTGACGCCGACGCCGTCGACGGTGACCGAGTCGATGATTCCTGCGCGAACGCGGGTGTTCGTGCCGTTCGTCTTGGCGACCGTCTGATCGTCGACGATGTAGCAATCGGCTCCGACGTCGGTGACGGCGATGGCGTCGCCGGCAGCGCTGTTCGCGTAGAACACGATCTCGTCGCTCTCGACGTCGATGCGAATCGCACCGTCGGCGCCGGCAACGTTGTCGGCGCGGTGGCGCGCGCGGCCGAGCGACTTGTCGGTGGTGCTCGTGCGACCGGGGCGGGCATAGCCGTCCGTGCCGAGCGACACGATCGCGCCCTCGTAGATCAGCACCCCGCCCTTGACGAGAAAGCTGCGAATGCCGCGCTTGGCGCGCTTGGTGTTGCGGTCTCCTGCAAGAGCAGTCATGGCTCAACCCTCCTCGTCGTCGTCGTGCACGGCTGCGCGCTGATCGGCGATGTACTGGCGCGCCTTGGCGAGCTTCTCGGCGCTGTATCCGAAGAGGCTGCGCACGGGCTTGCCGTTCGGCTTCTCGTCAGTCGGTCCAGGCGAGGGGGGCGCCACGTCGCCGATGGCGGGCAGTGCCGGCAGAACCTGCTTGGTGAACTGATCGAAGTTGTCCTGACCCTTGAGGCAGAACTCGCGCCAGCTCGTGCGCTGCGCGGGCGTGACCTTGCCGTCCGTGGACGCCTTGTCGAGCGTCGCGTCGACAGTCTGCTCGAAGCTCACACGCGTCAGCTCGGCGAGCTTCTGCTCTGCGAGCTGCGCGCGCGTGGTGGCGGCGGTGAGGTCGGACGTCAGCCGCGTGCACATCTCGGTTGAAGTGCTGGCGCGGCCGATGGCTTCCATGATCGATGCGTCGCTCGCATCTGCGTTCAAGCCCAGTTGCGAGCAGAGCGCGCGTTTGGTTTCAGGCGTCATTGCGGTTTCCCCCTGCGGGTTCGGGTGATGCCCAAGACGGGCGCTCATCGTTTCGCGGTACGTGTCGAGCCCCTGCATGGAGAGAGCCGGACGGTTCGTGAGAGCGACCGCGAGAACCTTGACGGCGTCGCGCGTCTCTTTGTCGAGCAAGAGCGTCGGCGACAGAAAGCGATACGACTTGGTCGAGACGTCGCGCGATCCATCGTCCGTCCACGCCGCGCGCCCCCAAAGCCCAGGCCGAGGGAAGTCGCCCTCGCCCGTGTTTTGGATCTCCAGCTCTTCGACCCAGCCCGCGGCGCGCGTGCGGCCGAACTCGCTGTCATGCTCCCAATCGATCAGGAGCGGCAGCTCGGTGTGCGCGGCGACTTTGAGCAGGTCGGAGATCTGAAAGGTGCGCCCGTCGCGCGCGGTGACCACGGGCCCGAACGGCATGATGTGGATCCACTGCTCTTCGGCGTCGCCCTTTTTGCGCGCGAACGTCTCGACCGTGGACACCATGCGCAGAAGGCCGGTGCCATCGTCGAGCGGTGCGAACAGGTCTGCGCTGCTTGGCATCGCTGACAGAGGTAGAGGGGAGCGGGTAACGTTGTCGACGGCACCCGATCTAGGCGGCCTTGTTTCTGCCTTCTCCCGGCTTGCGGTGGAAGCCTGGGTCGATGCCCTCGGGCACGAACTCGGTGGCGCCCGTGCGCGGATTGACCCACGGCAGAAGGCGCAGAGAGGGTGCCTCGGTCACGACAGGTACGCGCTTGTTGACCAGGTGCCCGGTGGGGTTGCCCTCGTCGTCGAGCACGGGTTCGGGGTTGGGCGCGAGCACGCCCTTTTTTTCCAGCTGATCCGCTTCGCGCTGCGAGACTGCGCGCACGTGGCACTTGCAGCCCCAGCCATTCGGCGGGAAGCCGACGGCCCAGAAGTCATCGTCGACGGGCAGCATGAGACCATGCCAAGCGAGGTGCTGCTCACGATGCCGAGCGCTCGGGCCCACCTGGTACAGCAAGTAGGGGCGCGACTTGGCGGTGCGCTCGACGCGCTCCCATTGCCCGACGGCGCGCGCGGTGCGCATGTTCGTTTGATAGATCGTCTGCAAGCGCTGCGGCGGATCGACCTTCGCGCGCTTGCCGGTCTTCGGGTCTCGCACCTCGTGCGGATCCCACCAACCGAGCTTGCGCATGGTCGGCTCGATCTCTTTCTTCCACTGCTCGAACGGCACGCCTTCGACGATCGCGCGGTCCAGCTCGCTTTGCAGCGCGCCGAGGATGTCTTTGCGCATGACCTTTGCAGCGGTGAATGCGGCGTCGTGCTCTTCGTTCCAGACGTCGAGATACGAGAAGCCGATCTTGAGGTGCTTCTGCCGCCAGTAGCGCAGCACCTCGGCGGGCACGGGGCCCGGCGAGATGTCGTCATCCTTGAGGGTGATGATCACGGGATCACCAGGTGGAGGCGTGCACGGTGGCGCGCGCGTCGGTGCCGCCTCCGCTGGTGCGCACGTAGCGAAGCTTGACGGTGGTGCCCGGCACGCCTGGGATCACAGCCCAAGCGTCGACCACGTTGTTGCCGTTGGGCGCGACGAGCGCCAGCTCGGCCACGATCGCGGCGTTCGTGCGCGGCGTGTAGCGCGTGCCGTCGCCCGAGCAGTGCAGCTCGAACACGCCGACGGGCGTATCGCTCGGCGCTGCGCCTGCGCCGTTGTCGATGAACACTTGCAGCGCGACGTAGCCTTCGGGCCCGATCGAGATCTCCGGCGTGCTGGCGACGGTGGAGCTCGCGGCGAGCGAGAGCAGATCGAAGACCTTCTTATTGGTGCGGCTCATGGTTACACGTCCTCCGTTTTGTCGGTGGCGTCGCCGATCCCGCGAACGCGATAGGTCTCGCGCGCGAGGCTGGCAACGAGCTTGTCGATCTCGATCACGTCGCCCACGTCGGCGCGCATGCTCTCGATCACTGCGAGCGCTTGCTCGAAGGTCGTGCACTCGGCGAGCAAGCGAAACAGCTCGGCCACGACAGGCTCCACAAGCGGCTGCCAGTCGGTCAGCGCCGCGTCGGCCAGCTCGTCGACCACGTCTTCGGTGCCCTGGTTCTCGCTGAACTGGCTGCGATTCAGCTCGGGCGCAGGCTTGTCCTTGGCTTTGGGCTTCGGCTGCGCCGGCAGCTCGTCGCGCGGCGGCGCATTCGGATCAGGCTTCGGCGCATGGGCAGCAGCGATCGCGGCCTCGGGCTGGAGCAGCTCGGCGCCTTCTTCGGGTTCGGCGAGCCCGAGCCGATCGCGGACCTCGGACATCTGCACCTTGCCGCCGAGGTTCACGAACGTCTTGGTGGCGTCCATGAGCATCTTGGTGTCTTCGGGCTTCTGCGTGTTGAGACGCAGTCCCGGATACACGGGGCGCGGACCGTAGTTGAGGATCACGTACGGCTTGAAGAGATCGCGGGCGATGGTGGCCGCGACCGAGCGCGCGTCGGCGTCGCGGATGTCGAAGCGAACGCGCTCATGCGTCTTGCTCTGCGCCAGGCTCGCGCCGTCGTCGCTGCTCATCGTCTGGCCGAGAACGACCTTGCTCGTCTGCTTATCCCAATACTCGGCGCTCTGCTGGAACAGCGTGGTGCCGCCCGAGCCCGACTTGCCCTCGACAAACTCGATCTCCATTTCCTTGGGCACGACGGCAGCCGCGTCCGCGCCGATCGCCTTGACCGCGCGCAGTAGTTCTTTCTTTTGATCCGCAAGATGCGACGGGTAGCGCCCGATGCGGATCGGGATCCCGTAGATGTCCATGAACGAAAGCCAGTCGGCCACCGTCCAGCGCTTGGCCGCATAGGTGACGGCGACGGTGCGCGCGAGCCCGGTGCGAATGGGGATACCGCTGCGCAGCTTCGGGAAGTGCTGGATCCACTTGTACGGTTGCAGCTCTTCGCCGTCTTCGTAGTGCTTCTCGGTGCGCAAGAGCGGGCGCTTCATCGTGTCCTTGTCGAACAGGAAATGGCGCTGCTCGCGGAACTCGAAGCGGATAGGCATCCATTGCCGCTCGCTGCGCTCCCAAATGATCTCGACCATGGCGAAGCCCTTGGGCACGCCGTCCATGCAGTCGAGGATCAGCCCTTCAAACAGGGGATCCGCAACGAGGCGCTCGAGGTCGTCGCAGATGGCCTTGTCGTCGGGCGAGTCGGTCGGGGAGATCACGGTGGGCTGCGAGCCGGATACGCCGAGCTTGCGCGTGCCGAGCACGCTGGCGTAATGGGGCTCGCGCTCTTCCATCTCCTCGGCGAGCGTGAGATAGGCGGTGATGTTGCCGCGGTCCGCTTCGCGCATGAGGTTGCCCATGCGCAGCGGCGTGAGCGTGTCGGCCACGCTTTCGCGGTGCGGCGACAGAATGCTGCCGACTGCGGTGAGCGCCTTCTCAGCGAGCAGCGAGGCGGCCTTGGGGATTGGAACGATCGCCATTAGTAGTATCCTCCCGCGTGCGAGTCGGTGTCGTCGTCGTCGTCGCCGCTAGCGCCAGAATCAAGCGGGTGGCGGTGATCGGTGGCGCCGTCGTAGTCGACGCGCATCGCGCCACCGGTCAGCACCTGAAAAGCGCCCGAGAGCGCAGCAACGTCGTCGTCGTGGTTGCCCACGGGAAAGCCTTCGAGCTGCGCGAACATGCTCGGCAGGTACTCGCGCCGAACGACTTTCACGCGGCGATTGCGCGCCAGGTGCGACCACGCCTTCGCGTAGACCTCGAGGTTCTTGGTCGCGGGGATCACCTCGACAGGCCAGCCGCGCAGCACGGACGACGTGTGCTCGATGTCGACCTTCCCCGCTTGGCCAGGGTCCTGCCAGAGGCCCACGATCACGCCGCGTCCGTCGACCTCGGCGGCCTGCTTGATCGCGTTGATGACCTCGGCCGGACCCTCGCGCAGCGCGCGGCGGTCTTCGATCACGTATTCGCCGGTGTCGAGTTCGGCAACGCGCGTGCCGATCGTCCAGTCCGGATCAGGGTTCGCCTCGTGCGGGCGCGTGGCGGCCTTGTCCCAGAAGCGAACGCGGCGCAGCACGGTGACCGCGGGCGGGACGTCTTCGATCACGGGGAAGGTGTTGCGATCGAAGTAGTCGCCGGCCGAGTCCTTGGCGTTCCAGTCGCCTTCCGCGAGGCGCTTGCGCTCGGCGCCCGGCAGCATCGAGAGGCGCGCCAGGTAGCCCGGATCGTTGGCGAGGCCGATGCGATTGTCGCTCGCCTTCGCGGAGATGAAGGTGAACGACATCGGCTCAGGGCGCGCGTCGTCAGGGTCGCGCATCGGTGCGCCGCGGCGGCGAATGCGCTCGGTGTCGTGCTGCCATACCTCGTCAGGCGAGCCGCCCCACACGAGCCGCTCGTCGAGGCGCACGACCCAGCGGATCACGCCGCTGCGCGCGTCGATGGCCTTTCCATCCTTGCCGATCCACCAATCGATCAGCTCGCGCACGAAGCTGTCGGGATCAGGGTTGAGCGTCGCGCGCATGCGCTTGGGCACGCCAGCGCTGCCGCTCGAACGCAGCCG